ATTTATATTTAGTTGTTAATAATCCGCAAAAAATGCTTCTCAAATCTCCGATTCGTTATGTTCCAGTTTGCGAAAAGCAAACCGAAAACATAACAAGGCACTTAATGCAATGCTTAGCTCGGTGCTTCGTAGCAACTTTACTGGAAGTAAAAATGAATTAAAACTTTTGCCCACGCTCTGTAATTTTTTTCAAAAATTTAAAAGGTTTATACAGCTACATTTATTTCCTGCTTCAATTCTTCCAAGAATACACCCCAAATCATTTTCCAAAACTTTTTGAACTGTGGCGATATATCGTGCCTTACATCTGGACACCAATTAAAGTGCTTCATTAAATTTTCTTTGCCTTGTATCTGCATTTGAAAATCGTTCAGGTGATATGAACTTTCTTCTGCCAGTTCTTTTATCTCATCGTATATTTCCCTTGCGTGTTCAGCGGTAAAATGTTCGTACCTTCTCAATTCGATAATTCCCTGCTTATAGGATTTAATTGTTTCATCAAAGTCAAACCATTGGCTTTCTCCGAATTTGGAAGCAGCGTAATCAATTCCTATCTGCATTAGAAATTCTTTGAACGGGCAACCACAAGCACCCCAATAGTATTGCCAGCTTCCAAAATCAGAAGCAACCTGAATACGTCCAGTGTTTTCTTTGCTGTCAATAGTTATGTCAGCCCAATACATTCCGCTTTTGTGGCGAAGTTTGTAACATTCAACATTTGTCTTTGATACTGTGTAATCTGTTTCCATAATATTTGTTTTTAAAATCCCTCCCTTAAAAGTTTTAATTCATTTTTACCGTGCTTCGTAGCAAGTTTTGTCGTTAATAATCGCACTGCATAAGTGCCTGATACGTTAGCAGAAATTGACTGCGCTTCGATTGAACATTTGTGCTTAATCATCTTTTTTTCTTAAAACTTTTTTGCCCACGCTCTTTTAAATGAGAAAGTAAAACAGTTTCAATATAATTGTTCAATGTTCGGTTGTCCTGCTGTGCAAGTTCCGCAAGTTGAGTAAGGAGGTTTTTATTCTCCTTACTCGGTCTGAAAGTTAGTGTTTCGTTTGCCATAATTATCTCCATCTGCTACTTTGATACATTACAACTCTCGTAACTTCTTCTTGGGTTGCAAACCTGTATTCTTGCAAACACAAATCAGGGTTGTTCAGGTAATCGCATAACACTTGCGTTCCGTTGAATTGAACCCACTCCCATAAATGAGTGTTACAAGTTCTTGGGTTGTTCTTGTATTCAGGGTCTTTCCTTTGGTCAAAATAACCAAGCGATGTCATCCCGTCAGACATATCAACAAGTGTCATTACATTACCTGTTTTTGGTCGGTCAGCACAACCCTGTCCAAGACAATATCCAATCTTCTTCATTATAGTTGAAAGAAATCCTGTATCAACGAACTTGTTTCGTTCTTTGTCATTGCGAACAAGATATTGTCCTGCTCCGCTAAAATCTTCTGTTGTGAAATTTCTCATAACTTTTATTTTAAAATTGTTTGTATTACTTTATACTGCAAATGTAACACATTAGTTTCAATCCTGCAAATGTATTTTCAACTATTTTTGTAAGTTCTTAATAATGAAAGAGAAAAAACAACCCCACCGCACAAAAATTTAAGAAAAAACAGCAGATAACACCAGATTAAAAGAAATTGAAAGGGCTACGAGCATCCTACTAAACACAAACATTTGTGCAAGCCCTTTCAACTTCTTTAATCCCATTTCGTTATCTTCAATTCGTTTTTTCAATTTAAAAATTAAGAGGTTTTGCCCTCTGCAAGTTGTTTCAGTAATTCATCTGCATATTCTATTGCAAATTTTGCAACCGTATCTACTCCTGATGAAAACTTTTCATCTATTGCGTGTCCAGCTAACAAACCCTGCATTGCTATTGATGCAAAATGTTCTCTCTTTGTCAATCTCATCATAGGTATTCTGTGTTCTCTTGCATCACTATCTCTATGCAATCTGTAATCATTATCTCCTACTTGTTGCATTATGCAGGGATAGATTGGTTGTTTTGAATTTTCCATTTTATTTATATTTGTTTGTGAATTATTTTTAAATTGAAAAAACGAACTGGAATATAACAGGAAGATTAAAAGAAATAATAAAATGAAAGGGCTTTGTGCAAGTCCGAACATTTCTACTTCTAATTAACTTTTCTGCTATCATAAACAGTGTCGCTTTTAACCCTTTCATTTTCTTACTTCTTTAATCTCCGATGCGTTATGCGTCATGCCTCCGTGCTTCGTAGTAACTTTTGTGCTAATCCACTTTTTCATTTTCTTTTTTTTCCTCCCCACCGAATTGATTGTGCCATTGAATGAAATGAATTATTGCAGAGTAAATCCCATCCATTTTTGAAACGAGTGATATTAAATTCACAGGACAAATCTTTCTTGTGTCAAACGGATGATTAGATAAATTTTCAATAGATATGCCATTCAATGCAATTTTAAATTTAAACTTTTCGTTGTTAGGCAATCCGTTTTCAATGTATTCAACCACAGGCATAATCCACTCCCAATGCGAATGAAATTTCAATGCTGCTGGTTCATAGTATTTGTAATAAATCGGAAATCCATTTGGCAATTCATATCCCATTGTCAAATCATCGCATTTAATAAGTTTGCTGCCGATAAATTCAGCAATTATTTTGTTGTTCATTTCTGTTTCTAAGTCCATTGTATGATTATTTATTGATGAATGATTAAATTAAAACCCCTCCCACAAAAAAGAAAATGAAAAAGGTTTAGTGCTTCGTATGAACTTCCGTGAATGGCACGAACGCATAACATTAGATTAAAGGAAATAAATAAAAAAAGCAGTTCTGCAACTTCGGGCAGTCGTGCATCTAATAAATATTTTCGGTTAATCAAACAGTGTATCATCTAATCTTTTTTTATTTACTTCCTTAATCCCAGTGCGTTATGCCGTCTTTTTCCTTTGATAAATATTTTGCCTCTTAAACATTACTTCTTTTCCTGATATAAAGTTATCAAATTGCTCTTTGGTGATTTTAAATAATTTAAGACAGATTTCGATTTGTGCGTACGATAATTTTTTTGGGTCTTCGATAAATTTATCTACAGATTGCCGCTGGCGATAGCCCAGGCGAAGAGCTAATTTTGTTTCCGTTATTCGGTTCATATTCATCAGCTGCTTAAACCACAAATGTTTTATTTTTGCCATGGTGTTAGTTTTGATTTTAGGTCTTGAATGCTATATGGGTGCTGGCCTTGACGCACGTTTTCTCCGAGCAAGGAATCCTGTTTTAATCTTTGATGGCGCCGCTCAAGATGCGATACTCTTTCTGCATCATAGTCTATTTGAAATTCTTTAAGTTTAAGATAATCCATCTTGCCGAATTTGTATTTCTTATCTCCTGAATTTTGTTTAACAAATTTAAAGAAATTATAAACATCCTGTATCTGATAATGTGGATTATCTGAAATAAATTCAAAACAAAATACAGCGAGCGACTCATCGTTAATATCGTCTTTCCTGCAAATAATTTGATAAAACGTATCGAACATTTTCTTGAATGCCGTAACGAGTTCTCTCTTGCCTACGGTATTTACAAGGGCTCTTAAGCATATAGGCGCAGGGTTAGATAGTATTGTTTCGAACCCAACTTGCTTTTCTTGTTCAATTATTTCCAGTGGTTTCGAATAGCTTATTAACTGAAGCATCTCCTTCTTTGGAAGACGAGTTAATCTTTTGTCTGAAATCTGGAGTTTTTTTGTAGGCATTTGCGAATAAGATATCAAATTTGGAATTTATGATTGAGATGTCAAGGTTTTTTAAAATCCATTTGTCATCTATTGTTTGCAAAAATGTGATGAAAAAATCAATTATGTTTTCATACGTTTCTTCTATGCCGTGGAATATCATTTTCCTGCGGAGGTTTACGATTACAGTCTGCAAATTTTTTCTTGACTTGCCGTTTATTGTTGGCATGGTTTCGTTTTTACTTAGGTAAAAATCTACCCACGCTGCTTCGCAATCAAAGACAAGATGTTCGAGTTTTTCTTTTTCCATTTTTTGGTGTTTTATTCTTGGTGTTTTATAAACACGACTTTTTGGTCGTGAAAAAATCTTTATTTGTTTAACTCTTTATTTGTTTAACTCTTTATTTAATAGCTATGCGAAATGCGTTTCTGCATTTTGCGTTTCTGCAAAACGTAGAATCGGTAGTTATGATAACTGTTTTTCAGGATACACCACATAATCCCAACCATTAAAATGCCCATTGACCTTAATCTTTCTTGTCTGCAAAATATATCCAGCTTTCACGAGTTCGTTGAATGCGGCTATCGTAGCTCGTTTTCCATCTTTTGAGAATTCATATAGCTGTGTCTTAAAGATAATCCAGTCTTGTGGAAGCGATGCAAGTGTAAGAAATAGCCCTTTTGCTTTCATGGAAATTGTTTTATCTCTTGCTACGGTATTACTAATCACGGTGAATTTTTCAAATGTTTTAGATTTTATTATCATAAATACGAAACCCATGTGTACTAAGTCTGGCGGGACTGTTCCACATGGGTTTTTATCAAGGTCTTATTTGCTTCCGCCAAAGCATGATTGCAAATATAACAAATTTTTAAATTTCTATACATTTATAAAAATATTTTTTTAAGCGCCAAATAAATCTTGTTGATTGGGAGACACCACATCGTCATATTGCGACCAGTCGAAGTCCGCGAGCTGCTTTATCTTTTTTAATTCCTCCGCGCTCCAAGGCAGGTGTAAATTAATATGATGTAAGGGCTGGTCTTTCGAAATCTCTTTTATCAATTCGCTGCAACCAATGTATTCTATTTCTGGCTGCAAGAAATTAAGTGTAATATTTAAAGACTTGCTAAAAGAACTTTCTACATCCGTTAGCACGTTACACCAGGCGGTAGGCAATCCTAACGACCGCAGCGTATTTAATATTTTACGACCCTCAATACATTCGTAAACATCAATGCTCTTGTGATGTACGACAGTTATATTTCTTGCCTGACCAAACTTTCGTATTGACGATTTTAGTTTGTGCATTATGCCTTCGTCTGCCTCGGTGCAAGTCCAAGGAGCCATGCTGATTTTGTCTGTGTTTATTTCTACCATATTAATTTTGTTTTTACCATATTACTCCGCGCCGCGCCCAAAGGTCTGTTAAATATAATTCAGTTGATTTTACGTTTTTAATGGCGTCTTCTAAACGCTCACCGTCATTCATCATCAATTTCCAGTGGCGTTTTTTTATCATTTTGTCTTTGCCTATGCAAGATAAATACTTTTCAAAAAACAGTCCGAAAATAACCGTTGCGATTGGCGATGTGCTGTCAACGGAATAAAACGGATACCGCTCCACCATGTTTATTTGCGTAAGAGCAAAGCCGTGATATTTTATTTTGTCCTTAGTTAGCTTAAATATTTTATCATAATGCTGTTTGGCATCAGAGCCAAGACCAATGTATGTCTGTCCATCATCAATCCACTCTTTTAAAACTTTTAAAGAGCCTCCGTCGAGCATCTCATGGTAAACTCGCATAACCTGAACCATGCCGCCTATTTGTTTTGTTTCGTTGTATTTAGCGTCAAGATAATCTTTGTCCAGCTTGCCATACACATCTAATTCCACAAATACTAACGGCTTGTCTTTATGCACTTTCATAAATTGAATGTATTCGTCATAATGAACTTTAGCGGAAGGCAAAGGCTTTTTACTGCTCGCCATACCTGCTTTGTTGATAGACGTTTTATTCCAACTATGAGCCCCGCTGTCAACCATTAACATTTGCCCATGATTCCATTCTCGGATTTCGTTTTGCTCATTAAGATAAGAATACAATTTGCCTACGTCATGTTTGACGCATAGCTTGTCAGCGTCATTTGTAGGACTTCCGGCTACGAGTATTTTCATTGTATTATTTGTATTATTCTTTGAGCGTTATTGTGATGTTGTAATGTATAACCTAAAGGAACTTTGTAAATGCCCTTTAATGCAGCATGAAAAAAATCTTGAATATCTTCATGTGTGTACCAAAGGTTTCTTAAAGGCACCATTTCAGGATAACAAGCCCTGTTGGGTACGCAAATTTCGCAGCCATATAGAATAGCCTCCTGCAAGGTATAGCCAAAGTTCTCATGGTTAGATGTGCTTAAATACCATCTGGCTTTCGACATTTTTTCATAGTATTGTTTCTTTGTCATCTGCTCGCAGATAGTCACATTAACCGGAACTTTGCCGGAATAAGATTTGCCCGAACAAGTAACTATAAATTGAATGTCAAGGTTTTCTTCGGCTACTCGAAAAAATTCATCCGTACCTTTTTCTGGACTAAGGCGATGTGGGTATATGCAGTAATCCTCCTTGGCGTCATTGCCATAAGGATATACATTTGTTAGCCAGTCAATATCCCAAACCATTCCCGTAACATGAATTTTTTCTTCAGGATAATTAAAATGGTCTATAATGTGACCTTTGTGGTACACGCTGCCCACAAATATTCCATCACATATCTCGTGATAACCCTGCTCGCTTTTATCTGCCCACTTTCCGAGTCGTTGAACAAAGTCCGTATCGTCTGCCCTGCCCGCGTGGTTGAATCCATATACGTGTACGGTAATACCAGAAAGTTCTGCCATGTATTTAATAGATTCAATGCCAGGAAAGAAAATGTCAGCAACCAAAAATACATCGCCATTTTTTATCGTGCCCTGATTAAACAGGTCAGAAACAACTTGCAGTTGAGCTGCTTTGAATTTAATTGTGCGGAACGTATCAAGAAATTGACCGTTAGATATTACTTCATTTTCAAAGCCTGTGGGATAAATTGTAAAAGAGCACCATGGCGATAAAACATCGTTCATCATTTTGGTATAACGCTGCTCAAGGTTCTCAATTGGCAGGTAGTAAATATTACCTTTTGACCTTTGCTCCATTTTCTCCGTCCTCCATTACGGTGCATGAATCTAATTCAAACTCAAGGCATAAATATTCTGCAATATCTTCACAAGACATTTCGCCAAATTGTTTGTCAGGAAATTTGTCCTTGAAATACTTTTCAATATTCCATTTTAGCGCAACAAATTCTATATCGCGGTTATTATGCGATACATTTTTTTCGGCAGTTATGTGGAAGATGTGCCGGTGCAAATCTGCGAGAAATTTTGTTTCCGCAGGCGCTGCGGGATAGCGGTGGTAACCCTCTACCCGCAGATTTATTATTATGCTTCTGTCCATGCTGCTCTTGCTTTCTTTAATTGTTCAGGATGGAGAGCATAGTGCCTGGCGTTATTATTTACGCTGCCTACCGTAGTGCTTAATTTTTCGGCAATAAATGCCCTGTCATAACCCTCTTGTAGAAGGTATTGCACTTTTACCCCTTTTTTAAGGGTCTTTGATTTAACTACATTGCCAGCTTTATCATCGAGCTTCTTCTTGCCTTCTGGCTTAATTTTAGCTTCTTTCGCAGGCTTTGCAGCTTTTTTGGGTGCTTGGGACTTAGCTTTAGCCTTAGGCTCTTTACGAGCTTTTTTTTTGGGCTCGCTGCTTTTTTGCTGCTTTTGGCGGGTTCTGCGGGCTTCTTTACTGTAATGGGTACAGAAGCAAGTTGGGCAGATAAAGTAGGCGCAGAGGCGGCCGCAGGTGTTGGAGCGGGCGTTTTCTTAACCGCATCCGCAACCTCGAAGTCGTCCTTGCCGTCTTGAGCTTTTTTAATAGCACCGCGAAGCTCTTCCATTCGCTTGCCAATAGTTGCAATATTTAATTCTCCCGCACGTTTTTGGAGCTGCGGGTAACTCGCGTCTTTGATTGTTACTGTTTTCATTTTTTTTGATTTTAATTATTTAGTTTAGAAATATTCCCATTGATAATTCCACAAGATGTATTAATGCCCGAATCTCTTCGCAGGTTTCTTCATCCCACAATCCTTGGTTTTGAGTTGCAAGTCCTTCGCGAAGTAAGTTAATCGCGCGGCATTTGTATTTAAAAGGTTTGTGTTCCAGGTAATGCCAGTAGTCGATGCAGGTGACGAGCTTGGTGTTCATGTGTATTTATTTGAATTGTGATTTGCTGCAAATTAAAACATCGCCTACAATGTAATCGCCAGGCCTTAAATTAAAGGCAGCGTGTGCTATGTTTGTGGCAACATTGTTTGGCGGCAAGCTGTTTAGTTTTCCTTCTTCATTAAGAACCATAAAAAAATTTCCATCGGTACTGGCAAGAGCCTCAACATATCCGCCAACTATTTTTTGGCATTCTTGAATACTAAAATCTTTTCCATTTGCAGGAACAGTTTCGATAACCATTCCGTCTGATTTGATAATTTGTGTTTTCATGTGTGTGTTTTTTAAATTGTTTGAATTTGACGTGATATTAAAACTTGTTTGATTAGGGCAGTAATATTTTCTTCGCTGCAATTATTTTTATGAATTATTAAATCGTATCCGTTTTCGTCTTTAAATAAAGACTCGGCGGCATATATGCAATCTCTCCCTAAGCCACCACGAGCAGATTCTTGGAACAGATTTTTAAAGGCAGCGAACGCGACACCCCTTAACAGGTAAGGCATTTCGAATATTCCCAACATAGCAATGTCGATTTTCTGTGTTGATTCTTTTAAAGGAAAATTCATCACCACATATTTGGTATTATGTAGTGTGTTTATTCCGGTAAATACAGCGTCAACCTGTGTTGGAATAGCATACGCCGACAAGATGTTTGTTATTATTATAGCGGACTCTGCTACCTTGGTAAATATTGCCATGTCTTCATTAGCTGTAATTCCCGCATCAACGGCAATGCGAACACCTTTTGCCCTTTTTTGTTTGTACTGCAAGTCAAAACATTCTGGGTCGCCTGCAAAATACCTGCCAAGATTTATTTCGCCTTCTTCGAAAGACTTTTTATGTTTCTTTTTCTTCTCGTAGGCATTGTTTAGAAGCGCAGTAATTTCTTCATTATTTATATACCGCTCAACTTTGTTGGTTGTATTGGCGACAAATTTTATGTCGCCAATTCCCATTTTTAAATTAGCAAGTGTTTCGCCGGCAGTATATTTCCTGCCAGTAGTCCAATTATCTTGCCAGTTTCCTGTGTACAACCATTTATTGGTTTCTGAAACAAAATCCTGCAAACCAGAAAAAGACAGTTGTTTTAAATCTAATTCTTTATGGTGAGTTAAATTCATGATTTGAATTTCTCCTTCCCAATTTTTTCAATCTCTTCAGATGTCCATCCCAACGTATAAGCCTCCATGATTTGATTGTAAGTGGTACCAGCACTCATTTGCCGAGATACACTTGCCACGGTACGGGTTGACATTACTTTGCGAATTTTGACTTCAAATATTCTTTCGCGTATTGACCAAAGTTTGTTTAGATAAAATTCGTTAGGTAATATTTCACGTTCCAAATCCTGGTCGTATTCTATAAGAACTTTGCTGCAAGAAAACCTGTCCATAAAAGCAGCGTCCATTTGATTGCGACCTACATAATCAAACGAGCCATTGCCGTATGTATTGGCAGCGCAAATAATGACCGTATCTTTATGGCGTACGGCATGAGTCTTTTTTCTGCGAGCAGGTACGCTTAGGATGCCGTTAGCGATTGCGGAATTCATTATCAACATCGTGTTGCTGTCCGAGGCATCCACTTCGTCAAACAGGAACACTCCGCCTTTTTCATAAATAGAAACCAAATCCGGTTCCATGTATTGCGACTCCAGATTATTATAACCAATTAATTTAGTTTCGCTCATTCCTTCCGTGCAACTTACTTGGGCGAAATTTAATCCCATTGATTCCGCGGCTTGCTTTGCTAAAGTAGTTTTGCCGGTGCCGGCAGCGCCAACTAAATAAATGTTCTTTTCAACCTGTGCTAAGTTTAAAACGTGCGACAGATTTTTATGAACGCGACCAGGAATTGTAGTTGGCTTATAACCGTTGACTTTAATTTCATTAATAACAGGACGCTTTAAACCAATTAACTCTAACTCGGCACGTATTGCATCCTGCAATCTTTTTCCGCCCGTTACAGGGCTTCTTTTAGCGCCAGAAGTGCTTTTAACTCTCCATCCTTCTGACGTGTTCCATAAAAGAAATTCCTGGTTTGCAAACCAATCTTCGCGTTTGGTATCTACGTCTTCCAGGTCTTCTGTCTTTAGCTGCTCTTGTGCGTACTTAATTGCCAAGGCTACTAAATTGTCTTTAGTGACTCTGAGCGTTTTTCTGTCAAAGCCTTTCCATAATAAAAAGCGAAATATGTCGCTTGAGTTTTGTGCTCTAATATACCTTTTTAAATTCATCATTTTGTGTGTGTTTTATTTTTTGTGGTCACCCCTTAGCGCGAAGGGGTCGGGGTAACACACAAAGTTGAGTTAGAATATTTGTTGCAATTCTTCCAGCATTTCAATAACAGTGGCAGCACATTCTAATTTCCAAATGTCAGCAAGGTTGCTGGCAGGATTAGTGCTGTTTAATAAGTGCATTCGTTTGTAATTTTCTTTCAAACCTTTAATAAAATAAAGCAAATGTTTGGCAAACATTTCTTCGGTAATCTCAGGATTGGTAACTCCGTCTGTTTTTACTTCTTCGGCGTATGCTTTTAAATAAGTAGCCTTCCAAATGTCTTGTGCCAGCCAGCCAAATTGGTTTACAAAATTAGCTTGTAATTTCGGCATCGCTTCATTTAAAATTCTTGTACTGCGGTTAATTTGGTAATCCAAAATTCCTGATGCCGCTTCTCTCCAATTATTTTCTGTGTTCATGTGTGTTGCCCTCTCGGGACTTTTTTTGTGTGTGTTGGTTGAAATTGTTAAATTATTATTAAATAGGCTGCCAATATTTAGCCCAAAATTGAATCATAGTTTCTGTGACCTTTATTATGGCGCCAACCTTAAATCCATTGTGAGCAATAAGGCATTTTCCTTTCTTGCCCAAGTCTTTTACTTTTATCATTTTGTTTTGTGTTTAACCTGCTGCGGTATTGCAACATTGAAAGGAGCGTGGAATTGAACCACGAATCTGCGAATTTAATCGCAGCCCTTTCTCCTTGTTTACTGTCTGCATAATTGCTGTGCGAGGTAAGCTAATTTCCTGCGGTGCCTTCCGGCTTGTTAAACCTTACTTCCAAATGGGGCTCACACATTACAAAGTTGTCGAGCTTGTCCACCGTTTGCCTGTCTCAGGACTTCGGTTTAGTTGCTTAATTAGTATGTCAATGAACTTTAATAGTGCAATATTATACTATCTTTTTCACGTGTGTATATTTTCAAACAGAAATACTTGTAACTTGCTGCAAATCAGCGACATTATTTTAGTGTCTCAATATAGTTTTTTTAGGTTTTACCCGTTTTTTAAGTGCTTAAAGAACTCTTCTTTAACGTGCGATTCCTTGAAATTACCTGCTAAAGAACAGGTCGTTGTCAAGACATCGTGCTTCTGAACGCCACGCATTTCAATGCACAAATGACGAGCTTTTAATTTAACCCCTACCCCTAACGGTTTTAATTCTGACATAATATAGTCGCATACTTGTTGAGTGATACGTTCCTGGCATTGCAGCTTACGGCAAAACTTTTCCAACGTGCGTGGCAGCTTTGACAAGCCAACTATTCTTTTGTCCGGTATGTATGCGATTGCCGCAGTGCCAAAGAACGGAGCAAGATGATGCTCGCATAATGAAAAGAACGGTATGTTGTCTACGCACACCATTTCGTCATACCGCTTGTCATTGTCAAAGGTTTTCATTTCAAACTCTGGCGGATTAAAAAACTCCCTCATGAATTTTATATACCGTTTGGGCGTTTCAACAAGCCCTTCACGATTAGGGTCTTCGCCAAAGTATTGCAGCAAGTATTGAATACTGTCTTTTGCCTTTTGCTGGCGCTGGGCTTCGTCAGCCATTGTGATTTGTTTTGGGCTCATAGTTTACACACCAGTGGCGCGATTGTAGATTTCTAATTGTAATCTGGTACAAAATTTAACATCATTTTTCTTTGCAAGCTCTGCGACTCGCTTATTATTTTCAATTAATTCCTGGCGCGAACTTGCTGCTGGCATGAGCCAGACTTTGTTCCGTATAATCCAACCAGACTGTATTAGGCGCTCTACAGCGCGATAATCCTTGTCTGTTGATATAACATACTTAAATATCGTTCCACGCTGCCAGTTGAACCATTTGTACACTCTTGCGAATTCACGTACCTCTATAGGCATCCCTGAATTATTTAGCTTAGGGCTTACGTTCCAATTCGTTACCCGCTTGATGAATTTTTTGTTCTGCGGTATAATAGTGCAATTGGTTTCAATTTCAATGTATGGCAGTATGCCCAAGTCTTCCAAGAATTGTAGGAATTCTTCCAGTGCTTCTTCTTGCAATAATGGCTCGCCTCCGGTAATTACTAAATGCCAGCCACGGTTAATTTTGGTTTCGAAATCGCAAAGTACATTCATAAAGTGAAGTAAATCTTTGTTGACATACGGTACGCCTTTTCTCCATACAGAAATGGTATCGCAAACCCATGTCGCTTCTGGCAGCTTGTTTTTTTCTATTTCACTTTGTCGCCAGGATTGCTTTGTGCTTTTAGAAAATGTTTCACGCGAAATTCCGCAGGTTAAATTACAGCCCGCGAGCCGTAAAAAGATACTCGGATATCCCATTGTGCATCCTTCACCTTGAATTGATGCGAAAATTTCTGATACTATTAAATTTTTAGCCATGTGGATTAAAATAAGTTGATTTTGATTTAGGTGTTTCGTAGAATTCTATTTTGCTGCAAAGGATTCCCAGCTTATACATTTTCGCGGTTACGATTTCGAAAAACATTTTAGCAAGGTTTTCTGATGTTGGATTAAAGTCGACATAATTAATTCCGCCCAGAACCTCATCTTCAATAGCCTCCCTTGATTTTAAATTGTCGCCCTTTATGTAGGTAACTAATTGCATTGGGTCGTTTTTATCTAACAAAAATTTGTGGTCAAATTGGTTGTCGATTAATTCCTTTAACCAATTTAAGTGATTAAAATCCGTAACCATGCCACACTCATTAAGCTGCTTTGATTTTAAATATACAACCACTTTGCCGCGATGCCCGTGCAGGTGTCGGCATTTGCACATTGTATTGATTGAATATTCTTTATTCAATACTTGGTTGTGAACTCTGTGACCGTAGTCGAATTCAAATTCTTTGGAGATTTCGTACATAGTTATTTTTTAAAGTCTAAGATAAAGGTTTGAATGTATTGAATTAAAGGTGCGTTGCCGTAGCGATTGGCGCCAGGTGACGTTAATTGCGAATGAAGCCAGATTAAATAACTGTCAGGTATGTTGCAGAGTTTTTGGCCTTTGTATTTACCGAACGTCATTATTGTTTCGTCTGTTAAGACTTCTTCTTTCCAATCTCCTTGAAGTGCCATTTATAGTCTTGATTTTGTTTTATATTGTTCTAACTGTTCTAATTTCATAAATATTTGCCTCTCAAATCCATCTTGTTTGAAGTGCAAATAAAAACCTTCTTTTAATATCACATCTAAAGGCACCATGTAATTTGTGTCGCCCATAATAAAAACTTTGTCAAATGTCTTTGCATGAGATAAGACATAATGATTAAAACCAAACGCATTTGCTTTTCTTAAAAGGTGCTTTGCCTTCCAGCGGCAAACGGAAAAGGTTTTGCTGATAGCGAATATCTTCCCAATGTTTCTGCGAGCTTTTTTTGCTGGCAGGAATAAAGTTAGCACACCTTGGTCGCTAACCTGAATCTTATTTCCAAAGTCGTCTTCAAATGTTTTCATTCGTACATTGATATTTTTAGCCACTCTTCCATTGGCATTTGTTCGTGTTCATTAGGTAATAAAATACTAACATTTAATTCATGCAATGCCCACAAGCGAATCTCGGTAATGTAATCCAAGAACTCGCTGTTGGTCATTTTCTTTGTACTTGGCTCTACAGGTTTTATTTCGCCAGTTTCTTCGTCTAATTCTATTGTGATGCCAAATTTGTCTTTCATAATATTATGAGCCATGTGTTTATTCATAGCTTTAAAAGAATCAATGACAACTTTTGGCACTTGCTGCGGATTGAGTTTTGTGCCCAAGATTTTAAAACCAAAAACAATCTTAGGAACCACTTCGCCCCACATATAACGGTTGAGCTTATTTGACCTTTTTTTCTCGTGCTTTTGCAGGGTAACATCATACAAATCGTTTTCATTTAGATTGTTCCTGTCACGTATAAACTCGTCACGGTTAATCGTCATGGAGCCTAACGGTACGGTATATGTTAATCTAACTTTGCCTTTCGGGCTTAGGCGTATCATTGGCAAAGAATTTTGGGTCAAATATTTGCTTTCGATTTTGTTCAGCGAACCTTATTAACTCGCTGCAAATGTGCTTTAAATTTTCTACAGTTTGTTCGTGGTCGTAATCGTACACCTCTTTAAATGTAGTGGCATAATTTGTGATGACATATTGCATCTCGGTAACCGATATTCCCATCCTGTTAGCGCAATAAAGATAAACATGGTGCTGGTAGCTGTCGGCGAATTTCACTCCGCTATACCTGTTCGTTCCCTTAATGTCATAGCAAGTGTTCTGAGCAATGTAATCAGCGAAGCCGTATAGCAGTATGTTCTTATCTCCAAGCGGAAATTCCGCTTCTAATTTTACCTGCCACGTGCCGTTGGGCAATAAAGCGTCAGCGAGCTCCGTGATTAAAGGCTCTTTAAATGTATGCCCTTTATATGTAGCGACTCGCTCCATGACGCAATGCTCAAGAGCAGAACCCTTTTCCATGTAAATGCTGGGCGGAGATTTGATGCGGTTTAACGAGCGCAAAATATCTTCCTTTGTTTGATACCTTCCTGCCATGTAGTTTGAAAAGTTATTAAGCAAGGAAGGATAGATTTTGTAATCTATCTTCATGGCATTGGAATTGCAGCTTGTTCTACTTTCTCAACTTTGTAGTATTGCCCGTTACGGTATTCGTAGCCAAGGTCTGTGAGCCTTTGTTTTGCATAATTTCGGACAACCAACTTTGAATCCCATATATGCGAACCCTCTGCGAGCTCTTTTAAAGCAGCGTTAAACTCGTCTAATGTATTGCAGCTATTAAGGCGTGATTGTGCGTCAGCGAGCGTCTGTTTGTATTTTAAGCCTATTTCGTGTATTTTATCTTGGTTTGCCTTGTAGCGGTCAATCATTTTAGCGATTGGAAGCAATCCTGTTTCAATCATCGGCTCTAACTGGCAACTATTCTTGCCATAATACTTCTCGCTTGGGTCGTGCGAAATAACTCGCTTGCCTTCCGACATTGAGATGTAGCCAACTATATCCATCTCGGTTAGCAGTATGCCCAAGGACGCTCCAACTATATCTGGACGAACAAAACTCACATCACCGTCCGCTACTTCTTTGTCGTGTGCAAGAAAAATAATATGCTTCTTGTGTTGGTTTACTTTTAAAAGGAATTGCTGAAACCTGGTCTTTAATTGACCGTAACCTTGTTGGGTTAAATTTCCCTGCCAAGATAACTTTGCTTTTGGCGGAGCTTTCTTGATAATGTCTTGAGCCATGTACTGTAAACACTTGCCTGCCGTGTCTATAATAATCGACTCAAATTCTGGCAGTCCGCTGTCAATTACAGACTCGACATCTTCCCAACAAGTGATTGGCACGTACTCGCGCCTGTCGTTAGGTTGAACTCTTTTTACTCCGTCATCGAAGTCAAATAATACAGGGGCAGGAGCCGTAAATCCATACGTGGATTTGCCAATGCCTGGAGCGCCATAATACAGCGCCTTGACAAAATTTGTTTCAATTTTGTCTGATGGTTTTTTAATTAGTGGGTGCATTTTGATTTGTGTTTTTTATTTGCCGCAATATTAAATACAATAAAAACAATATCCTAAAATAATATACTAAAATTAGTTTAACTATTTAATTACCAAAGACTTTATTTTTTATTACACCAAAAAAGTATATGCGGTGCCGTTAGATTATAAAAAGTAATTGCCGGCATCTAAGCATACCGGCAATTGAAAAGAAACTACCCACAAAACACAAAGAGCGCCTTAATTTTTTGACTCTGTAAGAGGCTTCTTAACCGTAAGCTCTGTCGAGGTAAAGAATAAACGAAGGATTGTGTTGCCTGCGACAGATATTCCAAGCATTACAGGGGCGGAAACAATGTTCATTGGCGTCGCTACTTCTGCAAGGCTTATTACAGTTGTAATGGCATTAAACCAAAACACTTTCGATTTCCACCAGCGTTTTTTTGGAGTGCTCATTTTACGAAGGGTTTTCGGTTTTTGGAGCGAACAATTCTTTGGCTTCAGCCACAGCCATGTAACCGTGTGCGATTATCAAAAGAACGTGTTTAACGAACGAACGAAGGAGCGGGCTTGTTTCTCCGAGTTTTGCCATTACAGCATCCACAACAATGTCCACTTTTTCGTCAGTAAGCGGAAACAACCATGCCCAGGCATTTGCATTGCCCTCTACCGCCATTTGGATTCCCATTAGCGGAGGAAACATTGCCATAAGGTCGGGCAATGCTTGCCAGCCATCCTTTAGCCTGTCGATTAATGTTTTTACGATGTTAGAGGTTACGTCAATAATCTCCTGCAAGTCCTTGTTAATTTCTTCTGGTACCATTTTGATTTTTTTTAGATTGTTAGAATTATAATGCTGCAAAGATAAAAAGATTTATTTTAGATTTCTTGTGTTGCCCTCATTTATTTGCTGCTGGTTATAATCACGTACATAGATTCGCCATAAAGTATAAGCAAATGGCAGTACGGTAATAAAGAGCCATTTCAAGGCACCTGTATTTAGAAATAAGACTACTCCTATAAATAAACTTAATACGGTTACCGAAACTCCGATGTCGACTTTTTTTTGGTCTTTTTCGAATTTAGCTCGTAATGATTTGTCTTTCATAAATGATTTAAGGTTTATCATTTTGTCTTAATCTTAATTCTTCAATCTTCGTTCTGATATCACGTATATCAAATTCAACGGCATTGGTTCGGGTGGCCTGCATTGCCTGAACAACTTCAACTACCGCCTGCTTAATAATTACATCATCCAGCTTATCGAATTTCTTTTCTGAAGTATTATAGGTGGTGACAAGGAAAAATCCGAGCGCGGTTAATAATATTGAATTGTAGCTCCGTAATATTTCCTGAACCTTTGCTTTTGTGGTTTCGCTCACTTTGGATTTTGTTTTTCAAGTTCTTTTTTGAGGTAATCTAATTTCACTCCAACGGAACGCAAGGTATCATTAATGGTTTCTGACTTTTTTGTTTGCTGATAAATCTTTTCAACAATTACAGAATCCTTTTTAACGTCTGCGGTTTTCTTCTCTTGTGCGGTTGCGCTCAAATAAGAGAATAATATCGCTAACCTGAGTGCCAATTTCTTTAACATTTATTTCGATGGTATTAAGTTTGTATTCGAACAAATCAAGCCCTTTATATTTTTTAAGTTCTTCCCGAAGTTCAAGAATATTTTTTTCAGCATTGTCAGCTTTAAGGTTTGCGTCTTTAATTTCATCTTTGAAAGCGTAATACATTCCCGCAAATGTCAATGCGAAAATAACAATTTCGACAACTGTTCTAATACTTAATTTTATTGAATC